CAGGCACTAAAAATTGTAAAAGACAAACTATTTAGTTAAATGGCAAAGGCCACAGAAGAGCAGTTTAATGAACTGCATAATTTGGTCACTACAGAATTCCTCGATAGAGTTCGTAGTGGCCTAGCAACTACCCAAGACCTGAAGGCAGCGTGTGATTGGTTAAAGACTAACGACATAACTGGTATTGCTTTAGATGGTAGTCCATTAAGTAAGTTAGCAGCAATCATGCCAACAGTAGATCCAGAACTTGTACAAAGGAGACTCTATGGCAGCAAAACTAGGTAAGACAGCTAAACACTACCGATCTAATCCTAAGTCCAGAGCAAAGCATAATGCAGACAATGGGACTGGTGGTAAGTATAAACATAGTAATGAGTATAAGAAAGAACATGCCTCTGCTAGAGCAAGCTTGAAGATAAGGAAAGGTTCTACAACTGATGCCTCAAAACAACCAGACGGTTCGTATAAGAGAGAAAGTCGCAAGGCTAACAGAGGCAGAGGTGGAGCACAAAGACGATGACAAGTAGACCAGAACATGTCATAGTAGATGAATTAGATCCTGATCATTCACCACTACCAATTTCTCAACCAACTATTCAAGATGTTAGTGAAACTGCAATTGATCTTAAGGATGCTCATACTGGCTGGACATTAGGAGGTTCTATATTAGGTGAATATGCACCACTACCTAAAGGAACTGGGGCTGTAGTAGGTGGTGCTATAGGATACGGTATATCTAAAATTAAAAGGAAGGTATATCAAGGTATTGTAGATGCAGCGTTTAGTCCAGCTAGAAGACTAGCAGATTGGGGTAAAGGAAAAGTAGATGATATAACTGGATTATACAAAACAGGTACAGGCTTTGGAGCTGAGTCTGATGATATACTTTCTACAAGAATAACAAATAGAGATATTCAAGGACCAGTAACTAATCCAGATACTCCTCTAGAATCATGGTTAGGTTCAAAAAATAATACTATTCCATTAACTAGTGAAGGTCAAATACAATTAGCTGAATCAGTCTATTTAGATTCTCTTCAAGAAAGTGATAGACTGAAGCAAATAACAAATTATAAATTACGTGGTCAAGAAAGTTTTGGAAAATGGGCTAGAGAAGAATATGTACCTTTAATGAATGCTGCAGCTAAAGAAGCTCGTATGGGAATAGAACCTTTTTATTCTATTATATCAAGTAAACCTGGTTTTAAATATATAGAACATAGAATTGCTAAACGTGCTGATTTAAGATGGTATTGGGAAAGGTTTGCTGGTGGTGATCCTAATATACCTTGGGATGTTAAAGCTAACGATGTAGAGAATCTAAGATTACTTCTAGATGACAGATTTAAAAAACTTAAAGATGTAGTAGAATTTCAAATTTATGGAGATAGTAAAGGTTTAGGAGGTATTAATAATACTATACCAATGAATGCTGATAAATATATTGTTGATATACAATCTCCAACACAAGGAAATAGATTCGTTGGTTTAAATCAAAATGCTGGTGATGTAGTTATTAAAAGAGCTGGTACTGGTGAAGAAGTAGGTAGAATCGGTGAGTATTATAATGTACTTTTCAGTAGTTATGATGATTTAATGCAGAAGTTACCACTTAAATTTCCTGAATTAAAGAAGATGACACGTAAGAAAAGAGAAAAATGGGTCACGAAATGGAGACAGAAAATCCTTCAAGATCATCTAGCTATCATAAGAAATAAAGAAAAGAATTTAGTAGGTTTAACTGATACTGAAAAAGCTTTAAAAATAGACCAAGCTTTATTTGATGATATGGTAGATTTCAGAGAAGAATATAAAGGTATACTTCCTTTTATGACTAAAGGTGAAATGGCTGTAATCAGAAAAAATATGTCTGCTGCAGAAATAGATAATCTTAGAAGATCTGGTAGACCTATTACAAAAGTAGAACCTGACTGGAAAGTAAGATTACAAGAAAAAAGAAAAGGACCATATGCAGGTTATACAAAAACTTTAGAAAGTCAAACTACAAGAATTAAAGGAACTGGTACTATACCTAAAGAAGAAATGAAAGAATTATTTCCTCCTAGAGAAGAATGAATGATGTACTAACCGCCTTACAAGAAGACTTCAAGCTCTTCCTACAAGCCCTATGGGATCAGCTTGATCTACCCTCCCCAACACGAGCACAATATGCAATCGCAGACTATCTTCAAGATGGACCTAAGCGTCTTCAGATACAGGCTTTCCGTGGCGTTGGAAAGTCGTGGATCACTGGAGCCTTCGTCCTCTGGACTCTCTTTAACGATCCAGAAAGAAAAATTATGATCATATCTGCCTCTAAAGAAAGAGCAGATAACATGTCAATCTTCCTACAAAAACTTATCATTGAAACTCCATGGCTCAGTCATCTACAACCGAAATCAGACGATTCACGTTGGTCTCGCATCAGCTTCGACGTAAACTGTTCTCCTCACCAAGCCCCAAGCGTAAAGTCGGTGGGAATAACTGGACAGCTAACAGGAAGTCGCGCAGATTTAATGATCTTGGACGACATAGAGGTTCCTGGAAATTCCATGACGGAGTTAATGCGTGAAAAATTACTTCAACTCTGTACGGAAGCAGAGTCTATCCTTACACCCAAAACTGATAGCCGTATTATGTATCTCGGGACTCCTCAGACTACTTTTACTGTTTATCGTAAGCTGGCAGAGCGTTCATACCGTCCGTTCGTTTGGCCATCACGATACCCAAGAAAAGGTAAACTTAGTCAATATGAAGGACTCCTTGCACCTCAAATAGTTGATGATATTGAACAAGGTGTTGAAGAATGGTCCGTAACAGATCCTGATAGATTTGATAATAATGATCTGATAGAACGTGAAGCATCTATGGGTCGTTCTAATTATATGCTTCAATTTCAACTTGATACGAGCTTAAGTGATGCAGAGAAATTCCCCCTCAAAATGGCTGATATGGTTATTACCAGTGTCAACCCTAATACTGCTCCCGATAACGTTATTTGGTGCTCCGACCCCGCAAACGTCATCAAAGATCTCCCAACAGTTGGACTCCCAGGAGACTACTTTTACTCTCCTATGCAGTTACAAGGAGACTGGTCGCCTTACACCGAAACAATTTGCAGTGTGGACCCCTCTGGTAGAGGAACCGATGAAACAGCTGCCGCGTATATATCCCAAAAGAATGGGTTCCTATATCTACATGAGATGCGAGCTTATAGAGATGGATACTCCGACAACACACTCCTCGACATCTTAAGAGGTTGTAAAAAGTTTGGTGTTACTAAACTTGTTATCGAAACTAACTTTGGTGATGGTATGGTTTCTGAACTGTTTAAAAAACATCTCCAACAAACTAAACAAGCTATAGATGTAGAAGAAGTTAGAGCTAATGTTAGAAAAGAAGACCGTATCATTGATTCTCTTGAACCTGTTCTTAATCAGCATAGACTTATTGTTGATAAGCAGGTTATAGAATGGGATTATAAATCTAATCCTGATGAAGCTCCAGAACTAAGACTCATGTACATGCTATTCTATCAAATGTCTAGAATGTGTAGAGAAAAAGGAGCTGTTAAACATGATGACAGATTAGACTGCTTAGCTCAAGGTGTTAAATACTTTACCGATGCTATGTCTATTTCTGCTCAAGAAGCTATTAACTTACGTAAACATGATGAGTGGAACTCCCTACTGGAAGACTTCCTCGAAAACCCTCACTCCTCCGCTAATCATATAGCTATGGGAATGAATAAAGATCAAAGAAATCAAGCTAAAGGTATCGAATCTGGAAAGCCTGTCCCCACCTGGTTTTAGCTTGGTTCCGCACGTATACAGGGGAAGGGAAGGGTGGACCCTGCCCCTATGAGGGATCTAACCTACTTCGTAGACCGATCCCTCTAACACAAACACCATATACTTGATATCATCATTTGATATCCCTTATAACACTACCCAAACACCCAAATGTGTAAAAAGAAACCCTTTAGACAACTTAAACAGCGTTACTACTATATCTTTTGGTCTATAGCTACCTTAAGTGTTGTGTTAGGTCAACTTCATGTAGCCTCTAGCTATAATAACCTCTCTACTAACTTAGAACTTGTTATCTTATCTAAATCTCAATGATGGATGACTTCCCTTGTACTCAATGTGGGGAATGTTGTAGACATGTAGATAAAGTATTTGATAAATCTTCATTAACTTACCAAAACTTCCCAACTGTAATTAAAGACTTAATTGACAGATTCCCCTATGAAGTTAATGAAGATGGATCTTGCTCTATGCTGGATCAAAATGGCTTATGTAAAGTTTATCACTCTAGACCTATACTATGTAATGTTAGATTAGGTGGTCTACTACTTAATATAAATCTTCAAGACTGGTACCTAAATAGAGCTCAAGGTTGTAATGATTTAATTACTAACGCTAACTTAAATCCAGATTTCTTAATTAATCTTGAAGAATTATCAAAAAAAACTTCTAAAACTTATGAAGATGGCAGAACTAGCCCAAGAAAGAAAAGAAAGCGTAAAAGTTCTTAAAAAAGAAGCTAAACTTCGTAAAAAAATGACGAAAATGTCTTAAGCCATATAGCGTCACAGCCTGGACCCAGATCCCCCCAATAGGGTCTACTTATTACTGATATATACTGTTTTATTCTGATTATTACAGTATGAATCAGTATTATTTATGATTTCATCCACCAAATATAAGTATTTCTGATATTAATATCTCGCGATCTGTAGCGATTCAATATTATTCACAGTCAATTCACAGTCAGCATCATGAAATAAGAAGGGAGAGTGCAGTGGTGCACTGGATAGTCGGTAAGACTCAAGGATACTGTGTGGTACTGCTAACAAATGGTATCCAAGCTGGGTTAACTTTGCTATAATGA